TGATTCTGAGTAATCATAGACACCCACCAAGTCGGTTGCTCCTGCGTAGAGTCCTGGGTAATGGACCACCACTTCAGATCCCCAGATTTCGCTTAAGTCGTTTAATCCTTTATTAATAATTTTTTGAGCCATGGGTTCGGCCACTTGTCCGACGTTGGTTAAATCTTTATAGCCCTTACACTCAGGATCTAAATGTTGTTGTAAATAAAAATGCATCGCGGTTCCACGTTTTCCTGCTAGCTCCTTGATCCTGGTCGCTTCATCCTCGCCAGTCTTCGCTATCCAACGATCAAGACTCTTGCGTTTAGACTCGGGTTGCGTTGCGTTTAAAACCGTGGTCACACTCGGAAGAAGCATCTTGGTAATATCATACTCTCCTTTAATACTTCGCTGCGAGTTAGGGTATTCAAATCGTTTATTCCAAATCATTTAAAATTATCCTTAAAGGTTCCCTTCCATCCATACGTTCCATAATGGCCAGTCGGAGAGCTTGCATTGGCATAAATCTTAAAGTCATTCCGTCGCGCAAGATCACAGAAAGATAAATCTTCTCCCTTCCAAACGCCTGTCTCTAGACTAAAAGTGGTATCCCAAAAATTATACATAAAATTTTTAACAGGGTCTTCGCTTGTAGGACCGCCCATAATCTCTTCATTCAAAGGCTTGCGATTAGCCTCAGGATAATTGATCTGGAGTTCCGGATGGTTCTTCATCAAAGTTTCAAAGACTCGGCGTTGAATCAACATGATCCCCGCCGGTCCTTGTTCGATTTCCATCAGGTCTCCGGGTAAGAGTTTAATATCATTACGATTCTTAAACGTAATAGAGTATTTACTTTTGTTAGGATTCTCCACCGTCTTCAGACGATAAGGGGTACAGATAATATCTTTTTTTGTAATCAGCATTCGGTAGATAGCCTCAGGATTAAACTCTACATCAGCATCAATAAACAACATGTAATCTAGTTCACTATACATAAATCCACACGTTAACATATTGCGCGCATGGGTGACTAAGGGGGATTGAACGGTATGAAATTCAGCCTTGACGCCTGTCCCTTTAAACTGGTCAAAGAGTCTAAGTAATGAGACAACCGTTTGTCGTTGAATCGAGCCATAACAAGGCATCGCTACATACACAGAAGGTTTATCGCTCATGGGCTACCCTTAAAAAGTTCTTCCAATCACTGAGTCTGGAATCATGCTTGCGATCATTACATTCTGAGCAACAAAAAATTATATTACCAGGTATATAGGTAATCAGAGGATCAAATCGATCGATAGCAAAATTCGTTGAATGTTGAGTTCCTCTTTTATTAATGGTCTTGGGACCCCTCTGTTTTTTTCGAGTAAGATACGTCCAGGCCTCATGACAATAACGACAGAGTCGTCCGGTAGATTGAGGATATTTTTCTTTCATATCTTGAATATGTAAATAGAGTTCGGCCCACATTTGTGGTTTGGTAATCTCGGGCATCCAGACTTTCTTTCGATATTTAACACGCGAAGGCTTATAAAGATTAGAAATATACTGGACAATAAAACCTCGTTCACTGTTGGAGTATTTAAAATCGTAGGCTTCGGCTCGTCTAGGATATTTTTTATGCCAATCACCCACAGATATACCCCACCAATAATTTTCCGTCTTTTGTATAGTTTCCTTGTTGTTTAGCATCTTCATTTCGGCTTCCATAATACGTGGTATTCACTTCACGCCACGCGTTGGCTAGTTCTCCGCAGTTAAGCCCATTAGTTTTTAATTCTATCTTCTCGACTCCACTTACACTGAGCAAAAGAATAATTACATATTTCACTTAACTTCTTTTCCCTGCTCTAAGACTTTCGTTTGTGTATTTCCTTTCTTGTTAATATAAGTAATCCAACCACTAAATTTAGGATTAATCATTAAAACTTTTTTAAGCGCTTTCTTCCAGCCCATAGCTTTAATAAGTTCGGATTCACCATTATCTTTGGTCACTGTATATTCATAACGCATTAGTGTTTGGTTTCCTTGGGTTCAAGATAAGGTTCAACTTCTGATTCCATAATCGTTTTCACCATTTCTTTGTACTCGTCATCAGCCAACGTGGTTTTGTATAAACGCATGGCAATGGCAATATACGTCGCTGCCACCATTTGAGAGGGAAACTTGTTCATATAGTCTAGCGCATCTGCAAAGACGCGATTATATATTTCTTGAAGATCTTTATCTTTCGGCGCCATCTTTAAAGCCCACAGTATTTTTTGTATTAAGTGCATCATTGTCTCGGTATCCGTTTTTCTTCGCCCACTCTTCATGATAGGGATAAATGGTGACAGTGTCTCTCTTCCCTCCCCATTTAAGTTTATTATTTTTATAATATTCTTTCTTTTTTGTTTTAACATACTCACGTTTAGAATAGTCTTTCATATAATTTCTTTTTTGCTCCTTGTTCTCTTCTAGTTTATAATAACGTTGGTTTGCTTCTTTCCTATTGATTTTATCTTGTTCAGTTCTATATACCATAAAATGTATATCTTAACGTTAGTTCATCTTCTTCCTTAATATCTTGCAGTGTCACTAAATTCCATTTTTTATAGTTTAAAGGTTGAGAAGGATTGCCTTCATCAAACATTCTTAATTCTACTTTTACCACGTTGGGTGTATTGCTATGATTAATAAATCCTCCTAAAGGAGTTCTAATAATTTGTTCTCCCATCTTAAGATGAGTCATACCGAGATTAGTACCTTGAGCAATTCCTTCTTTCGCAAAAAGGCCTAAGCCATTAATGCCACTTTTTTTTATTGTCAGCGATGCAGGTAAAGGCTTGTACATTAGTTATGAGGACACTTTCTTTTTTTCCATTCTCTATATCCTTTTTTCCATTCTTCCGAATCTCTTTCTTTCCAACGTTTATCCCAAGCCCAGTTGTGAAGAGCTCCTGATTTAATCTCTATGAATCTTAAAATATTATCTTTTAAGTCCCTGAAAATGGGTAATTGTTTTATCATATATATGTTTCTTTATATCCTTCTCGGTTGCCATAATCGTTAGCACATCCACACCATTATAGGCTTTGACGTATGTATTATGTGATATAGCAATGGAACTACCTGATGCCAGTAGAGCAAATTCACTACACCCGCTTACGAAAATAAGTATCATAAATAAAACTATCAATTTCAGCTTGAGCATACTTTATTTCTCCTTCACTTTTACAAGTTGTGCACTGTTTAACATCTTTATCCTTTCGTGTATAGCCATTTCCCTTACAATCGGTGCATATTTCTTTATACATGTTCTTCCTCTCTTCGTTTGGCAGCATAATAGGCGTTGCCGGTTAAATGTTTCTTTCTCTTATACGTTTTATTGTCTCTACGATAAGTTTTTAATTGATTAATATCTGTAATCGTTGAGTTATTTAAAAAATGTTCTGTCATTTTATCTCTAACATATAAAGGATTACGATCTGCTAATTCACATATTATTTTAAAATGCCATGTATTAGATTGAAAAAAATTTTTAGCTTCATCTCGATCTTTACGTTCTACATGACTTGAAAAACAATCATGAGCGGCCTGACTTAAGACTGCAACAAACAATCTTTTTTCAGGACAATCATTATGAGACCCTACTTCTATTTGTCCAACAAAACTTTTAAAACTATTATTTGATCTTCCCATTAGGTTTATGTTTCTTTTTTCTTTCTATTTCTTTTTCTGCCAAATACTGAATAGTTTTTGATAAACTAATCGGTACATCAAATACTTCTTTACTCAGTGTTTGAATGTGACTATATGTTTCTTTAGTAAGTGTTACGTTTTTATATTTAGTTATATCTGTCATAGTTCTCCTGTGTATAATGTGGGATAATATACCGAAATAGTAAAAGGCTGTCAAGATGAAATATGTATTAATGATATGGGTGTGCTCATTTATAGAGGGCAATGGATGTCTCCCCCCTATGCAATCACCGAAGCTTTACAACTCTTGGTATGAGTGCTCAATAGCTGCTCAAAAGGAATCTATAAGTATTTTACAGAAAATGGGATATGCGGATATAAATAAATATCAAATTGGGACGAAATATAGGTGTAATTTAACTGATACAAGTTGACAATTGTGGCAACATTGTGTTATCGAATTGAAACACCTTTCTATTTCTCTCTGTCTGGAATTCTTTCGGACAGAGAGACTAACTTCCTTGGCCTCGATCACGTGATCTCATTGGAATACGTTTTGAGTAATGCTTGGCATGTCTTCCAGGTCTTTTTCTAGGACGATGTTTGATATGAGTATATCCAAAAAGATTGCTATTCTTTCGGGCCATCGGTTCTTAATATCATTTTTGTGTTTGGATCTCCCATAGGAATATAGGAAATGACTCCATTAACTTTTTGTTCAAGATCTGCTCCACAGCTTACACATCTATAATGACCTGCGCATAATGAAACTAAAACTACATTTTCAAAACAAGTAGGACAGGTTCCATTTACTACTTCGGCGGATATATGGATTCTACCTCCAAAATTATCTTTTCCCCATTTATCATTCATCTTTGAATAGATTAGCCCATTCAGTAGTCTCTACTTCGCTGTTGTCTAGATGAGGTTGTTTGATACCATCATCTGCTTCTACTTGAATGTCTGTTGTCTCCTCCTCGTAAGGTACGTGTCCAATAAAAAAAGATTCATCCTTAATTCTTTTTGGACCTGGTTTAGGTATAAGGACTTCGTTAGTTATATATCTAGGTTTGACCATACATTACTCTACCATATTCTTTAAATTTTTTAAAGGTTTGAGTTTTTTACGATTATATTTTTTCTTGTTAGGTTTAATTTGTTGACGAAATATCTTGAACTGGAGAAGTTGGGCTATATAATTTCTTTTCTTGGGCATGAGTTACAGTTCTAGCAAAACAACTGGCTAGGAGATAGCACAATATAAAAATAATAATTGGAACTTTAAATTTTAGTTGCAATTGTTTTTATCTAAATCAATTGGCTTGTCACCATTATAAAACCATACATAAGATGAGAGTTTTGTTCCATCTTGTGTATAGGTACATTTTTTGCCTACTGAGCAGGCGCTTAATGCAAATAATAGTGCAAGTACTAAATATAATTTATTCATTTTGCTCCTTTGGTGCAGGACCCACTTTAGCATGATGCTCATACGTCAGTTGTTCTGCGTTTTCTTGGTCGTCGTTTACGTGACAACATGTACCTGATTTTTCTTTTTCTTTGGTATGCATATTGCAAGTTTTTGTTTCGTTTATTGGCATGAGAGACACTCATCATTATTTACTGTAGCTCCCTGAGGATTACAATTACATTTCTCACACGGACAAACGCCAGTATCATCTGAATGTCCTTTGACATTACAATGACAATTACAAAAACAATCTTTACATTTCATTTTTATTTACCTCATTGCAGTTATTACAAGATTTTTTGTATCTTGTATGTGAACCACAATGTTTAACCTCTGGTGCAATTACTTCTTGAGAGAAGATTTTTGTCCACAAAGATTTAATCCATTTAATCATGTTTTTCCTCAATTTCATAGAAGAACTTGTCCGAGTCCTCAGTTCTCCATCTACGACTATTTTCGCAAGTCCAATCACTAGTTTGTACCTTCCAGTCAGGAACCTCATCTTTCACAGTGAAAGACGGAATGCTCCAGATTAATCTATTATTTGGTTGAGCTGCATAGTTGCCGTTTTCAAGGGCTAGTATGTGTGCGCACTTGTGTTCGTGCGGTATTTCGGAATGATCCGGGTCCACTATATTACTCTCTGGATGAGCCCAGTCAACCGTGAAAAGATAGGTACCATGATACCATTTCTTATCTTTTCCTATATATTTTCCTGATTGGCCTAAAAGGATATCAAAAGTATGAATACTAGGATAGTAACTAAAACAATTCCAAAGCTCCAACTCGTCAAGTCGCATCCTAGGAACTTTTTGGACATCAAAGCCTCTTTGGATAAAGGCGCTAATCGGTAAACGATAGAAGACAGCACCATTTTCCATAATTGCATGAAAGAGTATAGCACGCCCTGAAATCGATGCCATCCCAAAGATGATACAGTCTTCAACTTCTCCCACATGTCCGGAAAGGTCATAAAGATACTCTCTCCTTACCTGCGCATACGTGGCAGGAATGTTTGCGTTCAAGTAAGCCATGCAACATAAAATCCTATTTTTTTAATTTATTTATTATAGTGCTGCTATAATTAATATAACAACAACTACGCCAACGCCGATCACAATTTTTCTATGATCTTGCCATAAGTGTTTAAGTGTTTCCATGTTTCCTCCTAATGTATTTCGCCCCAGTTTTTACCTGACTCATAGTCTACCTTATTAGGTATCTCGAGTTCAACTGCTGATTCCATTACTTCAACAATGTGTTTAGCCTGTTTATCACTTTCTACAGAAATGTCCAGTTCATCATGAATTTGAATATGGGGAATAATACCCTCTTTATAAAGATTAAGCATACATTTTTTAGTCATATCTGCCGCTGATCCTTGAATTAATTTGTTTAAAGATTTGTAAGTAAATGCTCTTTTAATACCAGGTCCATGTTCGAGAATAGCTTGTTCATGAGGTAAAGCTTTGTGTATTCCAAAATAATTAGGTTCCCATAAATGGAAGCGACAAAGACGACCCAGCAACGTACGGATTTGTCCTCGTTGTTGTGCTCTTTGTGAAACAGCATTCATTAATTGTTTTACAAATGGAACTCGTGAATGATAAGTAGCAAATAAATCTTCTGCTTTTTCTTTTGAGACACCCAGTTCTGCTTGAAGTTTTGCTTTTCCCATTCCATAAAACAAACCAAGATTAATTGTTTTTGCTTGAGGTCTAGGAATTTCAGCCATTTGTGCAACAATTTTATGAAAGTCAGCGTTGCCTTCTTTATAAGCGTCCACCACGGTGAAGGCCGAAGGCAACTGCTGAAGAGATGCATAGTGTACAACCAGCCTTGGTTCTTGCTGATTATAATCAAAGCATCCCCACACGCACTTGTCCTCGGGAATGAAAAGGGATCTAATCATTGGTCCGAGATCTTTATTACGTGCGGGAATCTGTTGTAAATTAGGATTAGAATATGAAAATCTACCAGTGACAGTACCACCCTGGTCCGATCTTATTTGATTAATATCTGCGTGTATTCTACCCTTATATTCATGTTTAATAATTGTATCTATAAATGTAGTATGTGCCTTGTTTATCTCTCTAGCTTTTGCTATTTTATGAACCAAAGGATGTTTATGACTGGAAAGAAAATTTTTTGTAAATGAAGGTGCTTGTGTTTTCTCTGTTCTTTCGTAAGGTAATTTTAATTTGTCAAAAACTGTGGCGATTGATCTTGCTGCCCATATTTGAGCATCTATTTGTGTTTCTTTTTTTATGTCTTGCAGCAATTGTTTTTCTTGTGCAAGTAATTTTTGTTTCAGCTTATGCGCACTTTCCACGTCTACGCGGACGCCTTTAAATTTCATATCAACTAAACAAGGAAAGAGATCAGATTCTAATTCAAAAATAGATTCTAGATCCTGGTTGCTTAATTCTTGTCTCAATTTTTTCCATAACTCATACGTGACTTCCGCATCTCTCTCTGCGTAGCTACCTACATACATTGCAGGAAGTTTCCACATATCTGCTTTAGGATCAATTCCCCATTCTTTCGCTCCGGCAATTAATGCCGCTTCATCTTTTCCATAACCAATATATTCTCTGCCTAAACTATTTAAATCATAACGCATTCTGTTTTCATTAATTAAAGAGGCAGCAATCATGGTATCAACAATGTCTCCTTTAATTTCTATTCCCATAGCACGAATCCAACAGACGTCATACATGGCGTTATGAAAAATTTTGGTAGCAGGAGATTTACAAAGTTCTCTAAACCATTGAATTACCTTAGCTTTTTCAAGGTTGCCTCCTCCTTCATGATCAAAAGGAAAGTAGCCTTGATAGCCTTCTGTAGCAACAGAGACACCAACAACTTTTCCATTACCAATAACAGAACCAGATCCTTTTGTTTTTAAATCAGGATCAGACGTTTCTAAATCAATTGCAATTTGTTGACGTGAAGTAAGATCCGGAAATTCTTCTGGCTTAACCCATTCAGTTTGAGGTTTGAATAAAGGAATCTGCATTATTTCTTTTGAGCCTCTTCTTTAGTGATCCCTGCATTACGATACTCTTCCTCTTCCGTCATGGGAATCATGTCAGGATCTTTAGATGGAGTTAAAGTAAAACCATGAGGTAAAGGTTTAGTATGATCGCCATAATCTCTTTCAATAATCATATCAATATAATGTTTAGCTTTTTCAAGATCTTGAACTTCTCCTTTATGTTGATGTCGACAGATATATTTTATAGCATTCCCTTCAGCAAAAGGCAACTTATTCTCATTTATAAATTGCGCGGGTTGGATTTTCATATCTTTGTAGTGAGATCCACCGATTTGTTTTTTATATACTTTCATATTTTAAACTCCTTACTTCGATCTTTGCATCGAATTAAAAATAAATTTTTACTGCATCTTGTGAGACCGACATACCAGACTCTTTGTTCTTCATCTTGTTTCATTGTAGTTTTCGTTGCTCCTTTTATTGTGTTGGTTGTTTGATTTTGAAGAATGACTACATTTGTAGCTTCTCCTCCTTTTGAACTATGGAGAGTAAGAACTTTAACTCTAGGTTTTAAACGTAAGTCCTCTCCATTTCTTCGCATAGCTCGAATATAAGTTTTAGTGCTAGGTGTTACAGCAGTAAAGGCATCGTACCATTGAAGATTTGAATCTAAGTTATATTCTTTTTTTAAATCTTTTAATTTAAATAATTTATCCTCTGTCTCTTTAAATTTTTTATCAAAACGTTCTAATAATCTTTGTACATCTATGGTGCTAAGTTCACTGCCTTTTTTCCAGGCTTCCCAATTTAAAATATCTTTATAAAGAGATTCATTCATACTACGTCCATCTTTTGTTTCAAAGTAGACGCCACGTTTTCTTAAGTCTTTAAAGACAGGTTTTAATAAATCATTTGTTCGCGCTAAAATATACCAATCTTCTTTAGAAACATTTATAGAATCCATAGAAAATAAAGTTGTAATAGTCCCTTGCTCTGCTTTAGGTGTATTCCAAGGTTTTTCTAATCTTCCTAACTTAATATTATCTAATCGATCTAAAGCTCTGCCATGTATTACTCGAGGAACTCGTTTAGATTGTTTAAGAGGTATTTCAAGAGCATTAAAATGAATAAAAGAATCTACGTCTGCGCCGGCCCAACCAAAGATTGCTTGATCATCATCGCCAGCTATATAGGTATCATTACTATATTGTTGTAAAGCTTGTATCATTTTCCATTGTAGAAGAGAAAGATCTTGTGCTTCATCAATAAAAATTACTTCAAACTGAGGAACTTTAGCATCCGGCAAATGAATTTGATTAATAAATTTAGCCAGCATGTCATTATAATCAATAAGTTTATAAGTATTTTTATAGTCTTCTATATGTTTAGCAACAATTTCAAGTTTGTCTCTTTCAATTTTTCCCAGGTGTTCATTGCGATCTAATTGTTCTAAGACTGTAATATTTCTGACACGTGCCAAATTAATTAAACTTAAATATTCACTGTTTGAAGTAAAGATTCCGTTGAATTCATTGTTTTCGTAAGTGGCATATTTAATTCTTAATCCGCATCCTTCCCCAATAGCTTTGTAATGTTCTTCTTGCATTACATTTTCTTCTTGAAGTCCTAGATATTTAAAAGCAAAAGAATGTAAAGTTCTAAAATGTTTAACATCTTTTTTGTCTAGTTCTGGAAAAGCTTCTAGAAACCTGTCCCTTGCTTCATAAGCTGCTTTACGTGTAAAAGCAAAATAACCAATACGATCTAAAGGGATACCTTTATTTTTGTATTCAATTACTTTTTCTAATAGCGTTTGAGTTTTTCCTGTCCCTGGAGGACCTATCACTTTATAATTCATTAATAGTTAGGCTCCTTTCTTTCTGGTTTTTTAAATTCTATTTGATCTACTTTCATTTGTTTTAGTTTTACAACTTTATGTGTTTTGTTATCGATGTTATAAGAGTGATCAAACTCTGCTCCTAAGTCTTGTTTCATTAAAAGCCCTGTATCTGTTGAATCCAGTTTCCATTTAATCGGTAATGTTTCAAAAAAAGAAGGAAAAAGAAAATAATGAAAGCCTCCTTCACTCCATGATAATCCTCCTTTAATATCACTTCGTGTTTTAGCTTGAGCTGAATTAACACAGAAAGTATAAAGATGTTGATAGAGTTGATCTTTAGTTTCTGTACCTGGAGCAGGATAAACTCGAGTAACACTTTTCATAATTAAATTTAAAAATGCTCGGTATTGTTTAGGAGATAAAGGATCGGGGTAAAAACCTGCTTGCAACCAAACTAAATCTAAAAGTTTCTTTTGAGTTGTAAAAATTTCAGGATTAGATGCTTCGCATTGAATAGGCTTGCCATCTGGTTTTTCTACCGTGAATCGAAGTTTAGGTGTAGTGCTCAAAATAACTTGAAGACCAGAAAAAAGAGGAAATGCTGAGGTAGTATCTGATTTAATTCCAAAAGTTCTTTTAACACAAATATGTTTCATACATACTTTTGAAATCACTTCATCATTACATGTATGGTTGGCTGTTTCTTTAGTCCAATATTTTATTTTATCATTAATTTTTTTAAGAGGCCAAGGCACAGCAAAATATTTATTAGCTTCATTAACTTTATCTGGCCAATCTTCTTTATATTTTTTCTTAGCAAAAACCATATAGTTAAACATAAATCTGTCTCTGCCATCTCCAATTTTAGTTCGAGAAAGTCTTTGTAAACATGGTGGACCATCTTCAAATTCTGGATCTCCTCCCATTAAAATTTCTGTGTCAACGCGTGTAATCAGTTGATCTAATTCATCTGGAGTCAGACAAGATTCTATCGCTGCTTTAACAAACTGTTCTAAAGATAACGCTGTGTTATTTTTATCTAACCCATAACGTTTAGTGTTAGTATGATTAAAGTACGGAAGATTAATAAAATTACCTGCTAAATTTCCGTGTTCATCAGGTTCTAGTTCAATTTGTTTTGGATAAATTTCAGTGGTTCGTTTTAATTCTAAAGGTAATAATAAAGATGCTAATGAATCTCTCATTGTTTGTGCATCGATGGCTTCTTTTAAAAATAAATAAAGATGAAGACCTCCACTTTTTGATCGACATGGAATTAAAGGAAGTTTGTATTTTTCAATATAAGAAAGAAGAAGAACCACATTAAAATCTTGGTAGTTTTCAGGATCAACATCAATACATCCAAAGTAAGCTTTACCTTCTTTAGTACAAGGTTGAATTCCAATAGATATTTTTCCGTCTAAATGTTTTTGATAGTGAAGGGGTTGAATAGGTTGTTTCGACCAAGTGTATTCTGGTTTAATTTTATTTCTTTCTTTATCAAACTCTACTTTGGCTTGTAGCTTTATTTGCCCAAAATTTTCTTTGAGTCCAGTAAATAGTTTTATAAAATCATCTATCATATATCCCTTTCAAGAGGGCGGGTTAAGTCTCCCGCTCCCGCCCTGTTTTAATTGCAACAGCAACTAAACCTAGAAGTTTGTGTCGTCTTTCTCAGCAGCTTTACCTTGTCCACCTTTTATTGAAGTGTGGAAAGCTTTAGCTTGTTGATACAGATCTACATTATCTACTTTTCTTAAAAGTTTTACGTTGTACCCGTACCAAGTAAAATTACCTGTTACTTCTGTCGAACGTAATTGATAGATGTGACTAAAAGATGGCGGATTGAAGGTACCATTTTTACCTTTTTCACTGATGCTTTTCATCATTGAATTCCACCCTCGACTAACTTTGAGTTGAGTAGACTTCATCGCTACTAACGCTTTATCAATTCCATTTTCAGTAAGAATAACAATGAAATGATTAGCTGTTTTAATAATGATGTTTCCATTTGTAAGAACATCTTTACCAGATGCATCTTTCTTTGTTTGAGAAAGAACATCGGCTCCTCTATCTGGTGATACAGGACGACCTTCTCGTCTTTCAAATGGTGCCCACTCAGGGAAAGTGAGTTTATAAAAGCATGGAATGACTTCGATGCCTTTTGCTCCATCATACAATTTTTTTGTAACTGTATTATAGAACATACCCGGTTCAGCTCCTTCGACATATGAAGAATGTTTTTTCTTCGTTTCGTCAGAACTGTTTTGAAGTAGTTTTAAGAATGGTAGGGCCAAATCATCTTGGTCCATATTCTCTAAACCTAACTTCGCATCTGCTTCAAATAATGAATTAGATGGTACTTGTGCTTGTTTCTTGACAGTCAGGTCACTTGTTTCTTGACTCATATTATTTACTCCTTATTTTTGTTTGGTTTCCTACAAACGTGTTAAACAACTCAGAAGGCATCTCTTGTCCTGCTTCAGAACGCTCTCTAAGTAATGCTTTTAAAGTCATGGGTTCTACCTTTAGTTTTTGTGCAGGTTGATAGCCTTGACTTTGTGCAAGGGTTGCGTATTCGCTCGCCTTGTTATCTTCGTTACGACCAAAGGAAACAGTAATCTCATTTTTAATAAGATCACCTAGATCGTTATTTCGAAGCCAGTTAAATGCTGCTTCTCTTTTTGCTATTGGAATCGAAGCACCATAAATTTTTTTTACTTCCACAGAAGAACCATCTGCTAGTTTTAAAGAAGATAAAGACATTTCATTCATAATAGTTGGAATGACTTCTGCTGAAATTTTATCAGCAGTTTCTTTTAAATTTTTTAGATCTTGTTCTTTTGCTTTAATATTTTTTTCTAACTGTTGAAGTTTAATTACTTCATCAGAAAGATTTTTTATATTGTCTATTTCATTGACGGCTAAAGACTGATCTTCTTCCATCAATTCGTTCAATTTATTCATCTACTTGTCCTTTCTCGTATAAGTTAATTGAAATGGGATAATACATTCTTTCTTGTCGGTCCCATTTTAATAAATTGTATTTGCCATGGGTTATATCAGATACAACAGAACATGCAACTCCGATAATCGCGGGATCGCCTGTAAGTAGAAGATAATCTTTGGGACGATAATTTTTTAGTAATCGTCTTAATTCAAAAATAATTGGACCTGGACTAAAAATCATTTGAGAGTCTTCTTTTAATAAGACTTTTATTTTTCCAAATTTTTGAGCTCCCATAATATTAATTTTAGGACGCCCTTCTTTAGTGCCTGGAATTTCTTGAATTACATGGACTATAGTGTCTATATCTTCTTCTTTTTTTAAGTCTTTATAATCTAAATTAGCCATAGCTTTCTATTGACATTATATATAAGATAATATACTTCTATTGTCAAGAAAGAAGACTATGCATTATAAATTTAAAACGAAGCCCTATGGGCATCAGTTAATTGCTTTGGAGAAATCGTGGCAAAAAAAAGTTTATGCTTTATTCATGGAAATGGGTACTGGAAAAACAAAAGTAGCCATTGATAATATTGCTATGCTTTATGACAAAGGTAAAATAAATGGCGTATTAATTATTGCTCCTAAAGGGGTCTATAAAAACTGGTATTCTCAGGAATTTCCGCTACATATGCCTAAACATATTCATTATAAAATGGTATTATGGCAAGCTTTAATTAATCAAAAACAACAAAAAAGACTGGACACATTATTTAAAACAGGTGTAGATCTTCATGTTTTAATCATGAATGTAGAATCTTTTAGTACAACCAAAGGAACTGCATTTGCTAAAAAATTTTTGAGTTGCCACGAAACATTTATGGTAATAGACGAAAGTACTACAATTAAAAATCCTGGAGCAAAGAGAACAAAAAATATTATTAATTTAGCTGCCCATGCCAAATATCGTAGAATTTTAACTGGATCCCCTGTGACTAAATCTCCTTTAGATCTTTATAAACAATGTGAGTTCCTTGATCCTTATCTCTTGGAACATTCTTCTTATTATACGTTTCGATCTCGGTACGCTCATATACGTACTGCTAATTTTAACGGAAGATCTGTGCAGCTCGTAGTAGGTTATAAAAACCTTGCAGAACTGTCGGAAAAACTTAAGCCCTTCTCCTATCGCGTTCTCAAAGACGAGTGTTTAGATCTTCCACCTAAAACATACATGAAAAGAATCATTACGTTAACCCCTGAACAACAAAAAATTTATAAGCAAATGAAACAAATGGCTTTAGCAGAAATGAATGGAAAAATGATAACGACGGCTAGCGCATTAGCACAACTAATGCGTTTGCATCAAATAACGTGCGGACATTTTACAGCAGATGACAAATCAATTCAACCTATAAAAAATAATAGATTATCTCAGTTATTAGAAGTGTTAGATGAACTTGAAGGAAAAGCAGTAATCTGGGCTCATTATCAATTTGATGTTCAAACAATTGTAAACGCCATAAAAAAAGAATATGGGGAAAAGTCTGTAGTCACTTATTATGGTTTAACTCCCAATGATATACGTCAATCTAATTTAGAACGATTCCAAACTAAAGATGAAACAAGATTTTTAGTGGGAACCCCACAGACCGGTGGATACGGAATTACACTGACAGCAGCTTCAACCATGATTTATTATTCTAATGGATATGATCTAGAAAAAAGAACTCAGTCTGAAGCAAGAATTGATCGTATTGGTCAAAAATTCCCTATGACTTATATAGACATTCTTGCGGAAGACACAGTTGACGAAAGAATCGTCAAAGCCCTCCGCAAGAAGATTAACATTGCTACCCAAGTAATGGGGGAAGAATTAAAAGATTGGATTTAATCCTTCAAAATGTAGGATATACACGCGAGGCGCAGTAAAATTTCAATATCCTTATTTTACAGCAATTTGTTTTGTTTTTTTGTTTTCAGGTAGATTGTGTTTTAAATTAATTTTCAACATTCCATCCTCCAACTTAGCACCGCTGCATTCAACATAGTCAGCTAGTTGTAGCTGTTTTCTAAATGCTCTTTTAGCAATACCTTTATGAACAAACTCTTCTTTATCTTCTGAAGACGTTCCTTCAATAGACAACACACCATCAGTCACGTTAACGCTGATGTCAGATTTTTTATAACCTGCCACAGCCATTTCTAATGTGTATTTATCTTCGCCTGCTTTCTTTATATTGTAATGCGGAAAGCCTGCATTGATTGTAGGCAAACGATCGAAGCGTCTGAAGACATCTTCAAATCCGATTGCATGGTTTAGGAAATTGTTTAAGTTTATTAGAGTCATATAACCTCCTTGTTAGACAGTTAATAATGTAAGAGCCTCCTAAAGCACTCTTAAGACTAATATATACTATTTTAAGAATAATACAAGTATAGAAATGATTATTGCAGCTCTGTATCCATGTAAAATGAATTTTGAAGAATCAAGTCTTCCATGTTTGTCTTGAAATAATTTTTTAATTTTGTCCATTATAAAGTTCCTAGTAAAGTTAAAACAATAGCTCCTAATCCTCCCAGAAGCCAGTATAAAAATCGATCCATTTTTATGTGTAGTTTGTCTATATCTTCATGCATATGTTTTAAGTGATTTTGTTTAATAGAAAATATTTCTCGCTTTAGACCTTTGATATGTCCGTATAAGGCGATGATATGTTCGCTAGCTGTTTTAGGTTCTTTTGCCATATTTTCCTACCCAATAACAAATTGGTTCTAATATTTTTCTATAAATTCTACCTAGCATATGTGTTTTTCCTCTAGATTCTTGTCTAATGTCAATAGTTCTATGAATCGCAATGTGTTCTAATATTTTCTTAAGAACAATGTTTTTCTTAGATAGTTTAACGAGTGGTAAGAATATTTTATGATATCCTATTTGATATTCTGGTGCTAAGTTTTTAGATTGTCTTAACCAAATTTTATTTCTAAATGATCCAAAGCCATAAGAATCGTTCATCATCGTGCAAACGATTTTACCACCGCCACCGCCGCCACCGCCGCCGCCACCGCCACCTTGGTGAGGTCCGTAGCTTGCTCCTCCATGAGGTCCGTAAGATGGTCCTCCATGTGCTGTACTTCCACTAGGAGCTG